ATGATGGCCTCCTATTAACTTAGGAATTAATTATTAATTCCTGCCAAATGTTGTTCTCGTACTTCTTTCTGGTGTAAGCAAAGGCATACGAGGGTCATTTTCCCGGAGATAATTGTTATCGACAGAGTCCATTTGATTGTCAGCCATCTTCTGAAAGTGTTCAGTTCTGGATGCCATCTTTTCTGCTGGTGCTTTGCATAATAGCAAACCGCCAACTTCAATATTCCCAACAAACTTAGAATTAATATCAGACTGCAACATTAGTTCTGGGTGGTCATCAGCCTTACAAGGCTCCCAACCTTCCCTAAACATCTTTGAAGTATGAGTTCCATCAGCTTGTCCCATGATGCTTGTCCTGACCCAACGAAACACCCACCCATCTTGGTGGGTCGGATTGGGCAAAATAGAAGCAGGTTTCCATGCATCACTAGGTCGTGTTTCGTTATCTCTTTCTTTTGTTTCTCTTGGGGTGCGCTCAGTAGTCATTAATTTCTCCTGACTAGACGTATTTAGCATATTGCTGTTCAGTTAAACCCAACTTCTTGGCGAGAGTACGCTGGGTTGGCGAAAGCTTCACTGTGCGAGGTTTGGCTCCATTATTTCTACTTGAGGGGGCCACCACCATCGAAGGTTGACTAGCAGTCGAAGTTCGCTCTTGTCGGGTATTCCCAACCTGCCAATCATGATCTGGAAACGCTCTTTGAACCGTTTCGTCGATTTGTCTAAAGTATTCTTGAGAGTTTGGTTTAACTCCCTGTTTTACGAGAGAAGCATGTTTGCCATAGGCAAGCGATGTCATCTCTTCATATCCTTCTTCCATAAACCAAGGATTGGATGCCGCCCATTCCTCTGTCTCTGGATCTGGTCTAGGAACAGCTTGCTGCTGTTGTTGCTGTTGCTGTTGTTGCTGTTGTTGTTGCTGCTGCTGTTGCTGTTGCTGTTGCTGCGCCCTAAACTGTTGTTCATGTTGCTGTTGTTGCTGCTGTTGACCAGCAAAATTTTGCTCATAACGCCCAGCTTCCGTTAGTTCAGCGGTAGCTTTTGTTAAATATTCTTGAGCCGAAACAACACCATCGGTGTCGCCCTCTTCATAAGCTTTTCTATATTGCTCTTTTGCTTGATTAACAGATAAAGAAGCCCTCTCTCTAACTTGATTGATTAAAGCTTCCTCGCCTCTCCCAATCAAAGATTCGTATTCTCTGTTTTTTTCTGCCATTTGCTGCGCTACGCGATAAGCTTCATCCCGCATTTGTTCAGCATTTTGCGTTTTCCGGCGCTCTTCGTGAGACTCATAACGAAGCTTATTGATTCGTTTCTGAACTCTTTTGCTGTAGCCGGTAAGCTCTTCATCGTCCATCTCTCCTGAAGGCTCATCAACAACCTCATCAACAGGATCGACAGAGAACTCTTCCTCTTGAACGCCGCCTATCTTGGTTCGGACACCAAAGAACTTGTCTTCTTCTGACATTGACAACTCTTGTTCGCTCATAGCTTGGCAACCCCCCTTGGATCTTCAACAACAGCTTCTACGCTGTCATCGTTGATTAATCTAAACTCCTTTCCGTGAACTTTAAATCTTGTGCCGCTGTAAGAGCGCATCAAAATCCAGTCTCCTTTTTTGCAGAAAGGCCCAGATGGGAATCTTTTTTTATCGGCATAACAGTCTGGCCCTAATTCAAGCACCATCCCTGTAATTGATCCGATCTCTTCCTCATAGAGCGTACTATTAGACTTGATAATCCCCCCGCCAAACTCCTTTTCAGGCTCCGGCAGAGCTATCAATATTTTATACCCAGCGGGTTTTGGCAATTGATTCGCCTTGCGAGCATCTTCTTGCTCGTTATTCTTTGCTAATGCTTCCATTAGTGTCTTCCTAGCACTGGAAAAAAGCGTCCAGAGTCGCCTGCGCTGCTCTATGCAGCGTTATGAATTCTCGTATTTTGCTTGCAGATCAAGTATTTCCCTCTCGGTTAATGCTAACCCTTCAATAATACCGCAACATTTTGAGTATTCTTCAAAGTTTTTGCAACCCCCGCCACTTATATGGTCTGCATACTCGTTCATTTGAGATCTTATGGTCTTTTGCAGATGAGAAAACACGTTTTCTTCTGAAAAACTACTCACCTATTATCTCCTTCATAATCTCAACGCCCAGCTTTGCGCCTTCTACTTGCTCTTTAGAGGCTATCCTTTTGCTGTCTAGTTGTTCTCTGTCATTATCTTCTGAAATCCTTACGGCAAGTTTGGCTTGCTCAATCTCCATCTCCTGAGCAAGCTTGTCTTGATCGAAGCTTGCTTTTGTCATGGCTTTTTGAGCATCAAGTTGCATCCTTGCTTGCTCCATCATAATTCTGCCTTGAGCCTCCATCTCTTTAAGCTCCAGCTCTTTCTGCTGCATTTGAACTACAGGGTCTTCAGCCATCTTTTGATTTTCTTGGGCTTGCTGCTCTTGCTGGTTTTTCCCAAGCAACTGGGCTGCTGCGGGTGCTGCCAGCTCAGATATCCTAAACTCAATATCTTCAGGCAGCTTTTCTCCCGGAAGAGGAAGTTTTAAGCCCAGCTCTTTCTCTATTTTTTGTCTGTAATCGAATGCGATATGTTCTTGGACATGCGCTGAGAATACTGCTTGTATTTTTCCTGCATCCGGCGCTTGAGATAGAAGCTCTTGCATTTTAGGGTCTTGCATTGCTGACATATGTACTTGTATATGCGCTTCATGGTCTTGGTAGATGAAAGCTTTAACAGGATCTCCATTAATAATCCCCATGTTTTCCGAAACTGGGTCTGTTGGATGGATATCATCTTCTTGAGGTACGATTTTATCTGCATCTTGTATATTTAAAACCTCCAACATCTGCCTGTGAAGCAGAGGCAGGTTATACATTTGTGGTGCTTGAGCCGAAAGCTGCAATGCAGCCTGATACTGCATAATTCTTTGAGCCATTGTCCCAGCATTTGGATCACTTACCGGGATAATGTCTATTCGATCATCAAAGTCAGCAGAAACAAGCTCTTCACTGTCTGACATGTAAGGATATACTTCTGGGCCAAAGTCTCTAACCAATCGAGCTAATAATTTAAGCTCTACACGCATAGATGCGTGTAATCTGGCCTGAACCGCGCTCATAACCTTCATTGAACGCTCTAATATCGCCAAAGTAGTCCCAACCGGGGCTTCTGAGTTCATATCTGCCGCTTTTACATCAGCAGCAGAGGCAAATCTGCGTCCTTCTTCAACAATATTGCCTAATAACTGAGCTAAAACAGAACTTGGCTCTTTATAAGGAAGAAAAGTGATGTTTTCTTTAATGCTCCCACCCGGAACGTCCACATCTCTGAACTCTCCCGGCATAATTGGGGAGTCATCACCCTTAATTCTTAATCCTCTGGCCTTCAAACCGCCCGGAAGGTTAGATAAAGTACCCGCATCTACCAATTGGCGAAGCAAAGAGGTAGCAGACTTAGCTAATCCACCAATCATATGGATCAAGCCAAAGCCGTAGAAGCCTAAACCGGGAATATATTGGTAATGTACGAAGTGTTCCCGCTTGTTTTTAAGATCATCTTCTTCATACCAATTTCTTCTAACAGATAAAACTGTCCTAGAAGAAAGGTCTATTGTTATAACGTAAGGAAGATGGATTCCAGTCAGCTCTCCGTCAAACTCGTCCTCAAATCCGGGTAAATCTAAATCAACTTGCATCTCAAGAAGGGTGTGGCGAGAGTCTGACTCATAATTCCTAGAGTCTCCTGTTAGCTCGTCATACTTTAGCTTAATCTTGTCAGGGTCAGAGGAAGGGTTATCCAAATCAATGTCTAAGTAAAATCCTGAAACTTGAAGTTTTCTTATTTCGTTAGGACTTTTCTTCATTACATGCGTGGCACGTTCGCAGGTAGCCAGATCAGACGCGCCATAGCTAACAACAAAGTCTTCTGCCGGAACAAACATGCTGCAAGGTCTGTTCATTGACGGATCAAAGTAAACCTTTCTAAAAGCAGAGCCAGCTAAAGGCAGAGAAAAAAGCATTCTTTCTGTCTCAGTCCTGTACTCCGTCATTTTTTCTGTAACTAGGTAGTTTAGGTAATCCTTAACTCTGTGGGCTTGTTTTTCTTTTTCTTCGTTAACGACACCAACAATGGTTGTCCTTACCGGCCCACCTGAAGGAAACAGCTCTTGTATTGCCTGAGATTGAAAACGTATAACTGCTTCCGTCAAAAGAGGATGCGATACACCACAAGCACCATCCCAAGGGGTAGTCCTGTCCTCCATCTTCAGGCCAAGAAGTTCTAGCCCATCTATATATGACCGCTCCCAGTCAGCGCGACTTTCTTTATCATTCTTGTAAGAAGTTACAAGATCTGAAGCCAAGCTAGACAAGTCTCTAGGATCTAGCACTTCTGCCAAATTAGCGTCATGAGAGGAATCTAAGGTATCCGCCATCTCTGGGTTGAAATCAATTATTACCCCACCGTCAGGTGTCTCAACAGAGACAGACTCTGGGTTTTCTATTTCAATCTCAACTTCACCCATCTCTTGATTGACGGGAAACGGAGTGCTTAGTGGGCGATCAATAGCCATTTAGCCATTCTTCCCAAAGTATTGAGTTCTTGCAGCGCCGCTGCCTCTAGCGATAGTTTTACCGCCATTAGACATCATTTTAGTCTTTCCACCTTTTATCATGCCTTTGGTCTTTCCTCCCATAGCCATACCTTTAGCTTTGGTTTTGCCGCCCTTAGCCATGCCTTTTGACATAGACATATCTTTCCTGAGTGCGCCGGTAAGACCGCCATTAGCCATCATCTTCGTACTCATTTTGGCTCTTCCGCCAGCCATGTAGCCTTTAGTCTTCTTCATTGTAACCCTCACTGTATAAGTTATTGAACACCCTAGCAGTATCTTGAGTGTACTCCACATCTTCTTTGGAGTTATATGATTTTTGATTCGGCCTGAAGTCTGGCGCACCGTCCCCTGTCTCAAACCAAGCAGGGTGTGTTACCCGAACTCGATTATTAGGCAAAGCCACTATATTGCCAGTGTACTCGCCTGCATCAAGAAGCTCTAAGACATGACTCTGCTTGTGCTGTGCAGGGTCATCCGCTACCTCGCTATCAGTATAGTCTACCGTAAAGTAATACTTTGCCGGATAAAACTCTCCATCAACTTTGGCAATCCAAGGTGCAGGAGAAGCTCTTTCTATCTTATAGACTGAATGATGGTGAGACATGCAGTCCCAAGGCTGTACCGCCCAAGTAGGCATCGGTTCAGGCCACTCTTCAAAAGGAGTATCTGCCACAAGAGCAGTGATAGGCATTCTTGCCCACATTGCACCGCCGTGTACATTCTCCATTTCATCGTCATCATAGGTCTCTGCCCCAGTAAATATTACCTGAAAGCTAAGACACCTTGATGGCATCGTAGTTACAGCAACCGCCATAGCATGGAGAAACTCCCCGTGATACTTCTGGTTGTTGTGTGTGTACTCTTTCCTTACCCAGCATTTAAAGTAGGGTATGTTACTTTGCAAAAAAGCCACTAGTAGTATTCTGCCCTTTTAGGATAAAACGGTTCATCTTCTTCGTCAGAGTTCAAACGAAGAAACCCTCCCTGCCTAAATCTAAGCAGTGCTTGTGTGGAAGAGTCAACGAGATCGTCATGCTCTCCAGCAGGGAAGGCTGCAAATTCTTCGATCACCTCCTCCGCAAAGCGGGTTTCTGGACACCAGACTATGCCTGATGCGAATAAGTCTGAAACAGCATTCACCCTAGAGATCTTATCGTTGCCTCTAGATGGGGTGTACTCCCCCACAGGAATGCCCATTGCTCTTAACTCGAAAATAAGAGGTGTCCCTGCGGCCTTCGCCTCAACAATACATGCATCTGGCTGAAACTCGTTATAAAGCTCTAAGGCGCATTTCTTTAGTTCAGGGAACTCTAATCGCTCTTTATGAGCGTCAAGTAATATAATATTGGGCTGTGTAGTGCCTTCATCATCTGGATGATAGAAAACTCCCCACGTTGTGCAAGCAGAGTAATCTGCCCGTTGAGTCTTTAAGAACGCTGTGTCCCAAGACTGAATAATGAAATCACATAGAGGCGGGGTCTCGCTTTCCCACTTCTTCCACCATTCTCTTTTAACGAGTGCGCCTTCCTCAGAAGACGGGTCTTGCTGGTACTGTGCGCTCCACTTAGGGGCGGGTAGCTCACTACGGAGAGCTTCTAATTCTTCTATAGCCCAGAACTCAGGCCACAATGCCTTACCAGAGGGCATAATTGCCGGGAACTCAATAACTTCCCATTCATCCATCCCCTCTCGCTGAACAGATGTTTTAATGATTTTGCCGGTCAAATCTCTTTTATGCCATCGGGTCATGACTATGACAATAGCCCCTCCGGGCTGTAGCCTCTGTCTTGGCCCTGATGTATACCAATCATAAACCTTATCAAAGACACCGGGATCTGAGCTTTGGCCTTCTTGCTCACTGTGAGGGTCATCAATGATCAAAAGATCAGCACCCTTACCTGTAACAGCCCCTCCAACACCAATGGCGAAGTATTCTCCACCTTTACCCGTACTCCAGCGGCCAGCAGCTTTAGAGTCAGATCTTAGTGTTACGTCAGGGAAGATCTCTTTGTAATCATCGCTATCTACTAGGTTACGAACCTTTCGCCCGAAACCAACAGATAGCTCTGCGGTGTGTGCTGTTTGTATGATCTTCTTCTCAGGAAACTGCCCCAGAAACCAAGCAGGGAGCAGATAAGAAGCAAATTCAGACTTAGTGTGCCTTGGCGGCATGTTAATGATTAAACGCTTTAGATCGCCCTTAACAACCCTTTCAAAGGCATCAGCCATTATCTTATGATGTCGCCCCTCGATGAAGGCAGGCCATACAAGATTAATAAAGGGCATAAAGCCATCTCTAGCTTTTTCTTTGTCTTCTGCGCTTTTTAATTCTTTTAAGAGGGCAAGAACCTTTTCTTGCTCTTCTATAGGCAAGTTCTTAATGTTTTTAAGGAGGTTCGGGTTTATTTTTTTTGATAGCTGCATATGTAAGGGGCTACTTAGCTCTATAAGGGGCTACTTATTAACTAGCCCATCTCAAAAAAAATATACTAGCTAATTCGTAAGGTGCTACTTACTAAGTGAGCTATTTCTTTATCCTAGCATATTAAGGCTATTGACAAGGAAATCAAAGCTTTTTGCTGAAAATTTTAAAAAAAATTTTTTAGAGGGGAATACCCAGACCTTTTCTAAGCAAAAAAGGGATAAGCTATTGATTTAATTAGCTTTTATTGGGGCAAGTTTCAAAAATAGGTGATTATTTGTGTGTATTACTATGTATATATATGGTGATGCTGCCAGCGTGCAAGGGGGGTGGGGGTAGGGAAAAAGTCAGTGGGCGCTAACCCCAGAGGCCGCATTACCCACCCCATGTCAGCAGACGCTAACCTGCACAGGCCCACACAGCAGGCATTATGCC